GGTGGCGGCATAGGTGGCATGGACGGCGGCATGGACGGCATCAGCGGCATAGGTGGCGGCATAGGCGGCATGGGTGGCGGCATGGACGGCATCAGCGGCATGGACGGCATCAGCGGCATGGGTGGCGGCATAGGTGGCGGCATGGGCGGCATAGGTGGCGGCATCGGCGGCGGCATGGAGCATTTCCTCGATTGTCGCCTTTCCACGCGCCCATCGCTCTGCGGTTTCGATTGCCAACAGCGGACGACGTTCGCCTTTGGTCACGTATTTCAGACTCAACCTCGCGCAGGCGCAGGCAACCAAAACGAGTTTGCAAGGCGTCGTCGAGTTGAAATTGGAGGTGCGGCCGATGATCCACAACATCCAATCACCGCGTTCGCAGTTGTCCCAGGCCACGTGCCGTGACGGTTGTGTGCGAGCCCAGTCGATAGCATCTGTACAGGCACCTAGTTTTTCTAGCAGCATGACGTTCACGGGTTACTTTCCTTTCGGGGGTTAAATCAAACTCTCTTTCGGAACGTCGGTCACTTTGCGCCACCAGTCGCCCGCGTCTTTCGGCATCAGCGATAGATCGCGCGGCGGCCATCCGTGGTTCTCGACACAGTACAACGCTTCAGCTTGCCGGAAGGTGCGCCCAGCCCGCTTCATTCGATAGTACATTTTTTCCCACAACTGCTGCTCGTTCGGTTGGTGGCGGACGCGGCGGGGTCGGTAAACGTCGCCGTCCACCGGCCGCAACGTGCCGTCGATCTGGACGACCATGCGCGATTTCTTGTGGGCGACGAATCCGCACGCTGGGCACGTCCGCCCGCCCGCGCGCACCTTGCCGCACTCGGGGCAGACGATAGGCTCGGCCTGTTTCTTCTCCCGTAACTTTTCCGCGCGTTCGCCCACAACCCGATGGTTGGTCAAGCCGAGCGTCCATTCCCGATCTTCATTCAGCGAACCGTGACGATGCCAGTTGCCACCATGATCCAAGACGATGGCCTTTTCTTTGCCCGTGTCTTTACAGGCCCGCAATAGCCGGCCTCCACTTTGGATGTACGAAGTCAGCCCACCAAACACGCAGGCCAGGATGCCACATTCAACGAAAGGCAAGTCGATGCCCTCTCTCAATACATAACGATTGCACACAACCTTGATGTCGCCTGCCTGCAATAGTTCGACGATGAGTTGGCGGCTTTCTTGATCGGTCCCGTGAAACTCGCCGTCTATCCACGTATCGGTCCCGTCGATATGGGCGGCCCGGATACCGGCTGCGGTGAATTGCTCGGCAAACCAGATGCTCTCTTTCACTCCGGGGGCAAACAGCAATGTCGGCTTTTGTTCCGGGTTATGTTGCTTCCACGCCTTGACGACGCGGCCGAAAATGCCCGGCCGCATGATGGCCTTGACGTTATCCGCTTCGCTCAGGTCTTCGCCTACTTGATACTTGCGGATGTGTTTCAGGTCCGGTTCGTCGGGTGCGTAGGTTTCGGCGGGAACCAATGCGCCGATACTCCGGCACTCAGAAATGGACCCAGCCACCAGCAACTCGTCATAGAGTCCGTCCAGATCCAGCGGCGTGGCCGTATAGCCGATGATCGTGGCACCAGCGTCAACGTGGTCCTGCATGATGCGTTGCATGGCTCCACCTGTCTGACAGTGGGCCTCGTCGATCAGCACAATGGATGCCTGATGAAGTTCCCGACTCTCGGCTTTGTAGACTTGTGACAGTTCGCTAGGAGTCATACAGAGTTGAATATCGCGGAGCAATGCAGGTGCGTAACCCGATGCCCGCTTGCCGTAATCAATCCCCTCCCGATCCAGCACGCCGCCGGTTTGCGAGAAAAGCATCTTTCTTTGGGTGTAGAGTGCTGCTTCCCTTGCTTCCTCTTTTGCGTAACGGAGAACATCGACCATCGAAAGACTCTTGCCGCTGCCCGTGGGCGACGTGACACACAGCCGCTTGACGCCGCGCTGGATTGCGTCCAGCACGCCGTCAAACGCCCGTCTCTGATTCGGCCAACGGCCTTCCGGTAGATTCATGTTCGCGCCGCCTGCTTCCATTCCTTGAGTGTGGCCATCGGCGTCTTGATCTCGCCGATGAGTTTGCGGTGAAGGTTGCCGTGCGGAAAGTGTCGGTTGAGTTCGTCCGTCCGGTTGAGTGCCTTGCCGAGCAGTCCCTCGATCTCACCCCATAGCCGCGGGTCTTTCTTCTGCGCGCCAGACTTCGGCGCGGCGGGCAGCTTGCCCGTCTTGAGGGCCGTCGCCATTTTGGCCTTAGGTAACTTTGCGGCCTTGACAACGGCTGCCTTGCCGAGTGGCGATTCGCCCGAGAGGATTTCGGCCTTGGCTTCCGGTCCTGCCACTTCCGCGATGGTGTCCACGGCCTCGGCAAAATCCTGATCGCGCTTTATCGTAGGTGCGGAAACGCCGTATTCTTCGGCTAATTTGGCAGCAGTTGGGATCGGGGTATCAGAATGATCCCCCGATTTTTGGTCCCCATGTCCGCCGTCCGTTCGCTTCTCAGCCTGATACCGCTTGCCCCTCAGATAGCTCTTTTGCTCGTCGGTCAGATTCCGCCGCCCCAGTTGGTTGGCGATGATCCACTCGATACACTCTTCGCGTGTCTCGAATCTCAGGGCCGTGGTCTTGAATGTCTTGCCGAGCCGGTCGCAGATTTCGTAGCGGTGGTGCCCATCCAGGATCGTGTCCTTATGATTCGCCCACACCACGATCTCATCTCGGCAACCATCGGCGGCAATGCTGGCCTCCAACTGTGTCGCCTCTTCCGTCGTCAAGTCGGGGCAGAGTCCGGCAAACTCTTTGTCGATGGTCAATTTTCTGGTTGCCATTGGGCATCCTTTCCTGGTAAGGTTATGCGGGGGGGCGTTTATCCTTCAATTCACTCAACGCTTCGCTGGCAATACATGCTTTGCACCATGAGTCGGCCCCGTCGATGGCTCCCTTGATGCGTCCATTGATCTGGCAGTTGCCGGAAGTAAAATGTTCGCATTGTGGTCCAGCGATTAGGCGTAGGGCAATGGCGAACCTAGCGTTCAGTTCCTTGTGAAACTGCAATTCTCTATTCACAATCTCCTCCGTTACGCCGGGGCGGCGGTTTCGTCGAACTTGTCCAACTCGGCCCGCCGCGCGGCTATCAAGCCGGTGGCGACTTTCTGCCGGGCGGCATCAAAATATGCCCCGGCCAACTTTTCCATCTTGTCGAGTGTTTCGGCGGACGTTTCGGTTTCCAACTGTGTGGCCATCTTGTCGAACATCTTCTGGACCAACTGCCCGGTCAGTTCCACCGCCACGGGTCCCGAGAATGACGACGCCTTGATCCGGTCGGCCAACTCACAAAGGGCCGGCCACTTGTCGGCGGCGGTGATGTCACGTAGGGCGGCGGCCTTCTTGGTAGCCTCGGCGTCGGGTTTCTGTCCGTTGGACCTGGTGGGTGGCTTGCGGGCGGGAGCGGCCTTCGCATTATTTTCGTTTCGCGCCATTGCCGCCTCACCATCGTCATCCGAATCTGAGGGTGCAATCCCGCAAATTGCGGCCAAACTGTACCGTCGCAAATAGGTGCAACACGATCCGGCTGCCTGGACATCTTCTTTTCCCGGCCGTGCCGCCATACGCCCCCGCACCCATTGCCCCGATGCGTGGGCTAAAAGCGTATCCACGGCGATTAGCCCGTCGTCGGTATGCTCTAGCGTCTGCGTGACGGCGAGAGCATTGTGTGTGAGCGGAGCGCGAATTGCCTCCCAGATAGAAGCCAAGTCAGAATAGGTGGACTTGAAAAAAGGGTTTTCACTATCCTTTTTTGCAAAGGTCATCTCGCCCTGTGCCTTCGATAGGGCAGCAATTAGATCGCCGATCTGTTCTGAATGGTTCATAGCGAATCCTTTACGAGTTGCGTTATGTCCTTGATGGTTTGCGTCAGGATCGCCATAACTCGCGTAGCAGCCTGGGTGGCGGCGGGCGAAACAGTAGGAATTGGGATAGCTGCCACGGCACTGGCCACCGCCAGCAGCTTCTCCCGGTCGGGTCGGAGTGCTTCGGCCTTAATGCGCGCCGCCTCTTCCGCTTCGGCCTTGGCTTTCACAGCGGCTTCCTTTGCGGCGGTCTCGCGGGCGATACGTTGCTCCGTTTCGATCCGTGCCTTCTCGGCGGATTCCGCGCGGGCCTTCTCAACTTCGATGACGTGCAAGCGGTCGGATTCGATCTTGGCGAGCCGGTTCGCTTCTGCCTCTTGGGCGCGGCGGGTCTCGTCGATCTTCTTTTGCTCGGCGGCCATCGCTTCCCGTTGCCGTTGCAACTCGGCGCGTTCGGCGGAGAGCCGGGCGTTTTCCGCCTCCTGCTCGGCCTTGATCTCGGCGGCTGCCGCGTCCGCGATAGCCTTTAGTTCGGCTTCCGCTTTCAGTCGCGCGGCGTTCTTGATGCGGTCCAGTTCCGCCGTGTAGGCATCCTCTTGTTGCGTCAGGTGCGTTTCAATCGGCTCAAGCAGGCCGGTGATTCGCTTGGCCTCAGAATCCACCCGCCGTCCGTACTCAAGGGCCTCGGCCTTCATGTCCTTGCGCAACTTCTCGACGGTTACACGGTCGGCCTTCACAACCATGCGGGCAGCGTGAACGGCCTTGTAGCCTTCTGTATCGTTCACGTCACGGATCGTCAGCGGCATGTACTGCTCGCGCATCGCCGCGATCTTCTGTTCGGTGGGGGTGAATCGCTGGAGTTCAGTAGATAGGGTATCGGTTGACATCATCGGTTCCTTTCAGGATAGCCCTGCACCATACGTAGGTTGTCGTCGTAATCCGTAAACGTCTTGAAGCCCCGGTCCCTGTCGCGTAGGAACTGCTCGTCGATCTCCTCTATCGGGGCCGGTTCCATTTCCGCCGTGAACCGCACCGTGGTTGGCGTGTTGTGTCCGTGCCACAGCCAGTAGTCGTGAGCCGACATGGTTTTGCGCCAGGCTGCTAGGATCATTCGATTACCTCGCGCATGTGCACTGTTCGCTGACGTGTGTTGGCTGCGTGTCGGGCCTCCGGTTCCGTTAGCCATGACGAACCCAAGGAGCCATCTGTAAGCCAGATATTTAGCCAGCATTCCGGCGGCTCGGGGGGCTTCACGCGGAAATTGCAACTGGTGAAGTCCCAATCTGGCTTCGAATCATTGCACCAGTGGCTGGGATTACACTTGTCCGCAAATTGAATCGGCTTCCCGTCTTTTGCTGCCTGCAACACGGCGATCATTTCGTCGATAGTCATGGCGTCGGCTTCTTCTTATTCTTCTTAACAAAGTGATTCATCACCAGGAAGAAACATAATCCCAAAAATTTCCACGGGCCGTCCGCAAAACAAAAACACGCTGCGGCGCACGCCGCCAGTGTTACATTTTCGATCAGATATACCCAGAGCATGGTGCGGCCTCCCTCGCGGCAAGGTACGCGCGAATCTCAGCCGCACAGCCCTCCAATGCCGTTACTATCAGTCGCGGTGCCTGCTCCTCGGGGTCTGCGTCTGTATCGCAGTAAACCAAGACGGCCATGGTCGCTTGCCGATGGTCTGAGCGCGCGTGCAGCGTTATTTTCGTCATCCCTAGGCGCAGGACGCGGTCATGTTCCCAGCAAAGGATTGGCGGCAAATCATATTCCCACTTCGGCAGTTTCGCAATCATGCCGTTGTCGCGCAGGTCTTGCTCGACAGCATGGGCAACCGGATCGTCGTGGATCGGGCGCTCAACGTCGTGTGTCAACATGGGGCAGTTCCTTTCCTACTTGTACTCCGGCGGCAACGTCGCTGCCGGGATGGTGTTGGTAGTTCGTAGCCGCTGGTTGCGAACGCACTCCCGTTCGATCTGCACTTCCGGCGGGGCCTCGAAGCCCAGGCGAATCCCGGCCCGATATCGCACCAGCATGACTGCCACGTTCTCGCCAACGAAAATCCGCTCTCCGATCCTTGCTCCTAAAACTAACATGATGGATTCCTTTCCTACGTTTTGTCACGATACGGGCAGACTCAGCACCGCCACTACAATCGCGGCGGCCAGTACCAACAGGTCAAGTGCGAGTTTCATGGCACACTCCTAAAGTTAAAATGCCCCGAGGCCCGCGTGGGCATGACGCGGCGGCCGTGCCGCACAACGGGGCGAAATGTTCGACTGGAGGGGGGGTATGGTAATGCAGAAAAGCCGCCGGCGGGATTGGCCCGCCGAGTTCAACACGGTCCCCAACGGGGGGCAGAGTCACGAGCGCGGATCGTGACGCGACGGCATTTTTTCGGCTGGGGTCGTTCTGAATTGCGGAAGCCATCGGCATCCTTTCCGTATTGAACTGGGAGCAAAATACCATACTCCGAAAAACCTGTCAAGAAGATTCTTTTCGGATTCTTGTTACGATTTTGGGAAACGTAACACTCAGCGCACCAGGGCCGAGGGCGAGACAATATACTACAGTGCGCTCGCGGGCACGGCGGCCTTCGCGCGGGCACGCTGTTTCTTTGCCAGCATGTTCTTGAAATGCTCCAGCCGTTCGGCAGCGGCAAGTTGGTCAGGCGACATCGCGGCCTTCTGCTGTTTCGAGAAGTAGACGTTCTCAAAGGATCGACCGCCCGCTTCCTTCATCATCTGCGTCAACAGACTTCCCGTGATACCTTCGCTGGTTCGTTCCGGCACATCGGTAACGCGGGCACCCGTGAGAGTGTTGAGTGCCTTGGCAGTCCAACTCTTGCGTGGATCGAAAAGCGTTCTTGACATACTCAGCCACGCCGATGCGGGCGAGTTCGATACGATGCTTTCCAAGAGTTGCGGCATACGCGGCGGTTCTCTGGTCCGCGACCCCGTGGCCGTGTCATAAAGGTTTGATGCCAAGCGACCGATCAGCGGGTCTTGTTCCGACAACTCACGCGGACCACCGGGGCCACGTTGGAAGGTAGACCTATTGGTTGCCGTTTCCACAAGGCCCTTGAGAAGCGGATTGGTTCTCGATACAAGGTCGAGCGCAGCGCCACTTACGCCACCGCCGAGATAACCGAACGGGTCTTCGTGCATGAGTCCGAATCCAGTCATAAATCGCGGATCGCCGCCAGGTTCGGGACCGATCAGGGGCGTGCCTTCTGGAATCGGCAACGACAAACTTTGTCTAATGTAGTCGGGAACAAACTGACCGCCACTGCCGCTCATCTGCCCTTGTGTTTTCACCAACTGGCCCAATGGACCACCCGGCCGCTCGACAAGTTCCTTCGCCGTGGCGGCGAGGGATTGCTTCTGGAAAGGGTAAAACGGTATCAGTCTTTTCAGAACCTTTTTCTCTGTCTTAGTAAATGCCGACGGAGAATACCTGAACTGAGACGTGCGGGCTATGTCGGCTGCCACCGCCGGATCGTAACCTTCGCTGGTGAGTTTCAACCAGGAAGTCAATCTTGGTTGGGCTTCGGCCATTCGATTGGCTTGCCGACCGGCCTCGAAGGGTGCCCAGCCTTTTTTCTCTCCCACTCCGACTTGTCTTGGATTCCAGGTTGCCTCTCCGCGTCCTTTAAGTGCATCGACGACACTCTTGGCTGTGATTGGTTTTGTGCCTGGCCGTTCCTCCAATAAATCCTTGACTGTCCGGGCGACCTTCTCGCCGGCATCCGACATACCGCCAAGTTCCGTTCCCCAATGTGTGTGCATTACTGTGGCCAGGATGTTGGCTGCTTCCGGTGCCGTGACCGTCGCGGGATTCAGTCCTAACTCAACAATCTTCGCCTTTACCACCGGGTTATTCACAACGTAAGACAGATCGCCTTGTGAGACACCGGAACCATGCAAGAGGTTCCACGCCACCTTGCTTCCCTTGGCGGAAAAGACTTGATCGAGCATCGACTTGACGGTTCCTGAGCCAATGTTTCGGGGAGCAAACGAGAATCGAGTAGTGACGCCGCTTTTCCAAAAACTGTTGAACTTATCGAGGGCGGCGAGTGCGCCGCTGACCGATTCGGGCGCATCAAAACTCTTATTGAACTTGCCTAATTGTTCCGCCAAGTCCGGTCGAATCCGCATCGTCTTGATACTATTGAGTAAGCGTTCATCGGCTGGCAACCCCATCTTTTCCAATACCTTCACGCCCAGCCCACCCGACATATCGCCAAACTTGATCCCCGCATCTTTGGCTGCTTGATCCAGGGTCAATCCAGCTTCGTGCGTAAGTCTGCCGCTGGTTCCCGCCCAACCCTCCAATGCCTTGGGCATGGAAACGATGTCAACCAATAATTTTGCCTTAGCAATTCTTAGTTCGGGGGCAAACCTTCCTTCCGCGATGGCCATTGCCGGGTCCAGATTGAAATACTCTTTGCGAGATTCGGGTGCCGTCCGCATAAAAATCTTCGCTAAGGTGTTTGCCCGGTCGCGTGGTTTGGCACCAGCCAGCTTGGCGACATTCACCAGATCATCCATTGGCAAGCCGTGCAGAGTAGCGGTCCCCGGCGGAAGCGCAGCGAAAGCGGGATGGGTTGGTTTCTTCTGTAGCATCTTTTCCAACTTGTCGAGTTGTCTGTTGGTCAGATACTTTTCAGAAGCAGTCCCGCCGAGCAACTGCTTGATCTGTTCGGCAATCGACTTGCGTGTTTCTTTTCCACCAGCACCGGGAGTGTCTGCCAAGTCAGCAAGGGTTTGATTTGCAAAGACCTCGTTGACTGTGGCCTCTTCCCCGCTGATGTCGCGTAGGGCTGGATTACGAGAGATGCCACTTCTGTCGGTTGCAGAGACGCCTCCCTTTCCGCCCCTGTGCGCTGCGCCCGGATGGGCACCAATGGCTTCGCGGGGGAGGTACTCGTCAAGTAGGCTGCCCCTGACTCCCCATTCTTTTGCCGTGTCAAGAAGTTCACCAGGGGACATTTTGCCGAAAAGTTCCCGCATCTTCGGAATGTCGGCGGGGTCTACGCCATGTACCGTTTGCAACAGAGTTTCGGCAGCGGCAGCCCCGGTGGGATTGTGGGCAACTGCCAATCGCCGAATGGCGTTTCTACCCGCGATATTGTCCAAGTCGTATTTCTTAGTGATGTTGATGAGGTCGTTTTGCAGAGAACGGCCAGCGGTCTCGCCAGCCTCTCTTGCTTGGGTGAATCGTGCCCCGGCTCCGCTGGCCTGGGAATCGGGATCGCGTATGCCCAGCGTACCAGCTTGATTGAATATCGAGTTTGCCCAAGGCATACCGGGAATCCGCATTGTCTTGGCACCCATCCAGTCCATACCCTTGGCGTAGGCTTTACCCGCCGTACTTCCGCCGCCCAAGGTAGCCCACGGCTTTCTGCCGCCGCCGCCCCATAACCCGATATTCAGGTTGCCGCCGATAGGCGTGTCTAAGAGGGCTTCGGCATCGCTTACCGGCAACTTATTGAACTTCTGTGCGAAGTCCTTGACCTTCTGAAATGCGGCGGATTGCTCGGCGAGAGGCACTGTCTTTTCGAGGTACTGCCGGGCCGTGGTGGCCCCCATGCCTTCACGGGGACCAACTCTACCTACTTTGCCAAGTATTTTGTTCCACTCTACCCCCTTGCCCATCAAGCCAGTTGCCTTGAGTGCCTGTCCGCTACGGCTGACGGCCGGCAATAGGCCACTCGTTGCCCAGAACAGCGGATCGGTCAAGACGCCCACGCCCAGGTTGGCCGCGTGCTTGCCGCCCCACGTCGCCCAGTCATCCGATGATTCCGGCTTTAGGCCAGTGAGGTCCGCCGGCTGGATTCGCTTCTCAGGGTCGGTAATGCCAAGGGTGTCGGAAAAAGGGATGAGGTTCAGCAACCCGCCGCCCCAGTCGCCCGGCTTGGTTCCCATGCCCAAACCGGACAAGATGCCACGGGCCGCAGCCGCCGGTTTATCAAGAAGCTCGCCCGTGTATTGTAGTGCGGTAGCCCCCTTCTGTCCCAACTCCGTCAGTAGGGACGCTTCATCCTCTGGTGTCAATTCTGGCGCAGTCTGCCGCCCCCTACGTGCCGCCGTGGGCATGGCAAGGCCATAGTCGAGTCCAAACGGGTCGGCCCTCCTGCGCCGTCTAGGGGCGTCCAGAAGGGTTGTGTACGGATCGCCAGCTAGGTAAGATTCGGCGTCTAGGGGGGTTGCAATGCCCGCGTAATCGGCGTAGGATGGCTGTTGACCGAATCCGTAGTCGAGCAACGGGTTCTGTGTGCGTCTGCGAACCATTCCCGAGTGCCTTTAATCTAAGGAGCGACCGATGAAAACTCTTGAGGAACAAGTCCGATCCTTGCGGTGGAGTCTCTGGACAACCTGGATAAATGGTGGTCTGCTTTTTTTAACCCTTCTCCTGTGGGTAATAGTGATACAGGTTGAGGTAGGCCAACTTTCTTCTGAGTTGTCGCCACCACCCCAAAAAATCAAGGATATAGTCAACGGCGAAATCATATTCGAGACCACCGCGTCAATAGTTGCTGGGCAGGAACGGAATGATTCCCCCGCCAAACATTGAACCGTGCGGATTCGCTATGGATCGCTTAGTTGCGGTGCCCTTGGTGGTCATCCCCCGAAGAAATTCACTGATCTTGTCATCGGGCACCTTATTTTGCTTTAGTATTCTCACTATTGTTGGTGCGTCAGGCTCACCCGTCCAATTAGGAATTAATGCCCTATTGAGGTCCGCAATGTCACCCGGCGTGGCGTTTGCCATAAGCACGCTTAATCCGGGTGGAAGAAGAGGTTGGCCGGTCACTTTGTCCACAGGAGGTTGCGGCGGTGCATTGGGATCACGCGGCTTTCCACGCAACGCATCTACAAGCTCTCTAGCCGTGCCAGCCATAGCCGCTGGGTTCATACCACCGCCAGCGAGGTTCCCACCTGACATCATAGTTCCCAGGACACTTGCCATAAGTTGCTGGTTGACAACCTCTGGCGCGAGTTGCGGCGGCAGTCCAGCTATCGCCCAACTGGCGGCATCTTCCGGTGCCTTGCCTTGATTGGTCAACGCTTGAAATCGCGCCTGCCCAGCGGAGATCGGCTGTCCCGCTGCGTTCGCACCGACGCGGAGTATCCGTTCTGCCATCGGGGCGTACTGACCGACGCCGTTCATCTCTTTTACCTTCGCCATGTGTTTGGCGAACAGGTCGGGAGTGGTTCCGCCCGCACCAGCCAATGCGGCTTGCAAGGTAGACAAGGCCGGTTTCCCTTCCTGGCCGGGAATCACCGACGCAACCCTGCCGCCCGGCGAACGGAACGGTCCCTGCCACGGTTGGACGGCCCCTGTCGCCTGTCCGGCCAGTGCCGCATCCCGGTTGGCTAAGGTATCGGCTTTCCACTGGTCGTAGCCACCGCCCGACTGATAGGTTGCAGGGGCACGATTGCTCATGGGAGTCTGTTGCAAGAGTTGCCCAGCTTGATCCCGACGCCCTTGCAATGCTGCCGCCAAGTCGAGACGTGACCGTGCCATATCGCCTCCGAAGTTGAACGCCCTTCCCGCTGCCGTATCAGGACCGCCGATGTTCGGACCCGGCTGGAATGGCCGACTCGGCACGTCACTGACACCGGGGGCCATGCCGCCTTGCGGTATTACGCGAAACGGATCGGGCGCACCCTGGAAAAATGGATTGGGAACACCACCCGCCGTTCCCGACAGGGCAGGGTTGGCAGCGAACATCCGCTGGGTGGCTGCATCGGTTATGCGTTGACCAGCAGAAGGTGGTTGCCAACCGCTTGTACCTTGTTGTTGCGGACGCGGCGCATTCATTCCCGCCGCCAACGCCCTGTCGTTGGCTGTTGGCTGAATAAACCGTTGCGGTTGTGCGGCGTTGGGGTGAACGGGCAACATCCCTTGGCGCAAGGGCATCCCATTCATATCCAGCGGAAACGCCGCACCACTATTGTTTGTCGCCCCCCGCCAACCCGTCGGTATCGGAGAGGGAACACCAAGAGAAGTTTGCAACGATGGAATAGTCAGTGGCTTTCCGGCGAATGGATTGTTTTGTCCGAAACCACCCAGGCTAGCTTCTAAAGAGGGGCCTCCAGGGATCGGAACTTGTTCTGGTTCGATGCCTTGGACTTGATTGAATGTACGAAGTCCCGAACTCCCCGCATTTATTGCCTGTCCACGATCCCCGAACTGTGCCGGACGAGGGGGTATCCACGGCGCAATGGGTTTGTTTTGTAGAAACCCTTGATACTGTGCCGGACGAGGGGGTATCCACGGCGCAATGGGTTTGTTTTGTAGAAACCCTTGATACGGCAGTAGTTTGGTGCGGTTTATCGTTTTGGGCATCTTCATTGGCCCCATGATCGAATCCAACAGACTTGTAGCCATGACTATCTCCTTCTCTTTGACGTTCCCTATTTTAACGTACTTCCCCCCCGGAAGCAACGCAGATATTGTCCAAGTAGTGTTGTACCGTCTGACGGATGCCCGAATCGAAGTCCCATAGCGGCTCCCACCCTAACTCACGCCACATCTTGCTGGCGTCGATGGCGTACCGCCAATCGTGGCCCGGCCGGTCTGTGACAAAGGTTATCAGCGACTCGCAAGGGGCATGGGGCAGGTCGGGGCGCAATTCATCCACGATCCGGCAGATCGTCCGTACCACGTCGATGTTCGCCTTCTCACAGTTGCCGCCGATGTTGTAGGTTTCCCCAGGTAGCCCATCCTCCAATACCCGCCACAAGGCCCGGCAGTGGTCCTCGACATATATCCAGTCCCGCACATTCTGCCCGTTTCCGTAGACGGGGATTGGGTTGCCCTCCAATGCCTTCAGGATGGTTTGGGGTATCAGCTTCTCGGGGAATTGGTACGGCCCGAAGTTATTCGAGCAGTTGGTGACGATGGTGGGTACGCCGTAGGTTCTGTGATAGGCCCGCACGAAATGGTCGGCCGCCGCCTTCGACGCCGAATAGGGCGAACTCGGATCGTAGGGGCTTGTCTCAGTGAACCGGCCTGTCGCCCCCAGGGAACCGTAGACCTCATCCGTCGAAACGTGCAGGAACCGTTTGGTGCCGTGTCGCTTGGCGGCTTCCAATAGCGTGAACGTGCCGACGACGTTGGTGCGGACAAACTCGGCGGGCCACTGGATCGAATTGTCAACATGCGTCTCGGCGGCGAAGTGAACTATGGCGTCCAGTTCATGTTCCGCAAATACATGCTCCACTATGTCCGCGTCAGCAATGTCGCCCCGGATGAAGGTGTGCGCCGGGTTGTCTAAGACCGATTGCAGCGAATTGAGATTCCCAGCGTAGGTCAGCTTGTCCAAGGTGACGACGGACTCTCCACGGGCGATAGCTTGGCGCACAAAACAGCTTCCGATAAAGCCTGCTGAACCAGTGACTAGGATCGTGTTCACCACTTTCTTTTCCCCTCGTGGCAACCTCTGGCACAGTGGCCGTGTTCCTGTTTGTACTCAGTCAGTCGCGTCCGTTCGTGCGCGGCTATCAGTTGGCAACCTTGCGTGCCGGTTGTATCCCAGTCCTCGCATAGTAGGCAAATCATTTTTCGTCGGGCTATCTCTTCCGGGCCGGTGGGTGCTGGGCAATTTCTTCTCGGCCAGCCTTTGATCTTCGCGGGCTTGCACCAGCCGCATCGGGCACACCGGATTCCACTTTCATCGGGCGTACAATCCATCATGGGAGCGTATTGACTATGACGTATGCCGCCGTCATATTACAGGGGACATTTTGATTTCCAAGATCAGAAGTTAAGTCAGTGAAGTTACAGCTCGGCACAGGATCGTCATGGTCAGCTATTTTGATGTTAAAGATACTGCTTAGATTAACAAAATTAACCATCAAATAATAATCTCCTGTGCCACCGAGTTGATAAATATGTGCCACAACTCTATCGCAAGAACAAACTGTTGCTGGAAAATCGTAGTCCCATGTACAGTTTCCGGTAAACTCAGCGGGGTCTGATGGAGATAATATGTAGGTGTCGTTTAACGTAAGGCACGGCTCTTGGCATCCAAATCCGTAAATGCTTTTTGCAACACCAAGCAACTGAACTTCTAACTCGTTGGTTCCTGAATCACTACACAACTTACATAGGCAACATTTTCTTTGACTCATGGGCAAGGTCCATCGAGTGTTCTATACCCTCCCGTTCCATCGGCAACCACAGTCACATTAGCAGCGTTTGTTGGCAAGGCTGTCGAGTAGTTGGTTACATCTACGGTCGTCCCCGGAAGTTGTCCACCGTCTAGGGAAACTAGTGAACTGAGTGTATAACCGGCACCAGCATCTACGACTCCACTCGGTCCCGTACCAAGAATCAATACAGCCAACCCTTTTCCGTAGACGATTTGTTCCTTACCCGCCAAGTCAACTGTCGTCCATACCTTTGCCGCCGTGGTGGCGTCGAAGCCGGTATGCGCATCGCCGTAGCCGCGAAACTTGCCGGGGAAGGTGTTTTGCACCAGCACCTTGGTGGCGGTAGTGTCGGCCGTCATATCGGCCTTGCACGGCCAGGCGTTCTTATCGGTATTGCCGGGAGCCACGTCATCGTAGAGGATGCGTGGGATAAGTTCCTCGCCGCCGCTTTGCGGTGGCTCGTACTTCGCCAGCCGTGCAAGCGCATTCCAATCGTCGGCAGTAAGCAGATCGCCGCGAACCTTGTGGTCATTCACATCATGGGCGTCGGGCATGGTTTACCAACCGGCAGGATATTGATAATAGGGAGAGGTGCCATCATCTTCGTTATAAAGCAGTTCCCATGCTGCGTTCTTTGCGTGCCAGAACTTGTTTACCCCAAACGGATTAACGGGATGCCTGTAGAGAACGGAGTAGCGGGTTCCGTCCCCCATTGCGGAATGAGATTCGATGTGCGGCGCGCCGTAGAGAACTGTCTGCGAACCAAACGACAAGCCAAGGTAGTAGGTTGACTTTGCACCGGAGTTGCACGTTCCGATGTAAGACAACGGCGTAGTGGGCAATGCCAAGAGGCGGCCGATTTCAAGGTGCCAACTCCAACCCAGCAAAGGATAGGACGTGTTTTGTTCCTTAGTAGTCAGCGCATCGCCGTCAGCCCAATAAAATGTCCCCGTGGGTGGGCGAATGTGAAATTGTTCCGGCACCATCTTCTCGTCGACGTAGGTTCCGCCCACCCATTGCGGACCCGCCGAATCGTACAACACCTTCAATACCGCCTCTGAGTAGGCAATCATGTGCGCCCCGCCGCTGCTCGTGCGCCCGCGCCCGCGTGGCTTGATGTTCCGGGCAAAAGCGAAAGGGGTTCCGTCTGGGTGAGGGTAACTACCGCCCGCCTCAGTCATTAGGTGCGAAATCAGGGCGGGGCAGTCCGTCCAATCGCACTTCAACAACCGAAAGGCACGGAACTGGGTGCGGTTCTTGGAGTCCAGATACCACTCAGGTTCCGGTGATTCCCCGTATTGGGCTTCGTGCGTGACTTCTGTATAGGATGGTGCTGCCATGATTATGCGAGCATCGCGTAGGGTGGGTTGTCTTGAATGGATCGAACGATGGCCAGTATTTCCGCCACGTCTTGCCTCAACGTCTCTACTTTCGCCGCCAGGTCGCCGCCGCCTTGCATCCCTGGCGGAACATCAGGTATCAGTTTGATTTGCTTTGCCGCCTCTGCCCCGGCGTCAGGTATCAGTTTGATTTGCTTTGCCGCAAGTGCCCCGGCGTCAGGTATCAGTTTGATTTGCTTTGCCGCAAGTGCCGACATCGGCGCGGGACTGGGCGGTAGGTGTTGTCTCTCCCGCGCGTTCTCCGTCTGTCGTCTGCGACGTTCTTCTGGGGAATCTTCGCTAGCCATGTTTTCCTCACGTCGGCCAATAGGTTGTGCCGTCCGGTCGTTTGATGTGCCCCTGTACGCCCGCGTAATCCGCACTGAACTTCGCTACCCCAGGGGACACGACGTACTCAGGCTTGTTCCTCTTGTTGCGAATGACATACTGCACGGGCAACTTTAATATCTGCGCCCACTTGATGTCCCAATACGTGGTTGCCGTGGCGTACAGCCAGAACTTGACGAAACTCCCCAGCGTCGGCAGCGCGGATACCGCGTTGAAGTGGTGCGTCCAGGTAATCCAGGCGTCCAACCCGTACCCTGCCACTCGATTCGGCCAACCACCCGATGCGTCGGTCCAGACTGGTTTGGCGGTGTTGCCTATCAGGCTCAGGCCCCAGCCTGTAATTCCCGATACGGCAGTACCGTCGATGGCGATGCCCCGCTTCCTGGCACTGAACGCGCCCGGCGTGGCCGAACTGGTGGCGGTGTACGCGCCGGGAGTCAGCGAACCGTTGCCCAGAAAGTACAGGTGGTGGTAGATCGCATCGTCGCTACGCGGGCGACAGAAGATGTCCGCCCGGTCTATGATCGCCCCGCTGGTTGCGCTGCGCCAACCCTGGCCATCCCGGTCGGAACCCGTGAAGGTGAATAGTTCGCCCGGAAGTTTCGCGGGCGTATGACCGTAACCAGCCGCCGAACCCTGCCAATCGTAATTCGTGTCGCCGCGCACCAGACCACCCCTGGCATTGTCACAGGCTATTGGATCATCCAGCCCGGCGCGGACGATCTCGAACTGCTCCAGGCAGGTCAAGCCGTCGATTGCCGCTCCGATGCCGGTAATGAGTCCCATGATCCATCCTAAGCGGGTCCAGCTACAAGGTCCGTGTGCGGGAATGACATCCACACTTCGCCGGACCATACGGTGGCCCAGCCGGTTTCCGTCCGGGTCAACTCACGTTCGTTCAGCGTCTCGTCGTGTTCAGACAGCCCGCAATACTTGACGTACTTGGTGCGCCCGTTCCAACTCAACGCTTCCATCGTCGTTTCCCAATTCGCCAACGCCACGAAGATAACCCACGCCAACTCATCCAGCTTGTCCGAATCGGTGTCCCCCGTGGCAACCTTCACCCGAAAGATTTTCCGTATCTCTGAATCGGTATTCGTCCAATCCTTGACCGTAACCCCTTCCACCGGCTCGATGGTCACGCAAGGAAAGTCGGCATACTGAGAACCCCGCTTTGGCGCGTTAGCCAGCTTGATGCGATTGCCTACTGGCACCAACGCGGTAAATGCTGAGTTGGCCTCAAGTAGCGTCCACAAACTGTCCCGGACCTGTGCGATTGGATTTGTTACCGACATCGGCGTTACCCCGCATAGTCTTCGTCGATTACGGCCACCGCGAACACGCCGGTCCCCAATGTGCCACTACCTTCCGTTACCGTCACCACAACGGTCAACACGTCTTCCGCCGCAATGGTCGTGGTGCTGAGTACCCCATGCACCAATTCATAGGCTGTCTCTGTTGAGGTCAACGAAATGGCGGCACTCAACATGGTCGTGCCGTTGAGTTTTAGGTCCACGGCAATCGTACTGTTGCCGGTGCTTGGCGAGACGATCCCCGCCGAAAACGACTTGACCGTTCCCGCCGTTCCACACCCGACATGCAGAACCTCCGTAGCATCATGGGCACCCGGACACGCTGCGTCCTGGCTGTAGGTGATCTGGTGGCTATGCCCCATATCCGACGCCAGGATGGCCGTGCCACCTTCGTTGAGGATGAATCCAGCGGCGCGTACGGACTCAGTGAAGTTCGCGCCGGTTGGCACGCGAATGGGAGTTGACATGGTTTTGTATCCTTCCTATATGGCATCCAAGCGGAGTCCGCCTGACTTGATGCGTGCGATGGTTGCGTTGTATTCGTTCCGGTGGCCGGTAAGTGAATCTTCCGGTGCGCCCTTGTCGTCGTAGCTGTCTTGGCCTCGGGCGGCCTTCAACCAGATTCCAGCCCGGATGTTGGCAAGGTGGGCGATTACCGTTGGCGTGGCCGCCGCCGACGTGACAAACGGCTTTCGGTAGTGCGTATCCCGCAACAGGGCGTCGATCTCCGCGTCGGCAAACGCGATAGCCGCGGCCTTGCGGGCGGCAATCTTCACTGCACTGCCGTCGTTATCCACGTCACTCCACGCGGTAACAGTGGTCGCGCCAAACTCAGCGTCAATTCCGGCAGTCGTGCCATAGGCCATGATTACACTCCCCAAAGACTCGTTGCCATCTCATTGCTGTGCGGCCAACCTTGATCGAAACGTCCTTGCGACGGGTCGTATCGTGTCGGGTAGCTGGCGGCCATTGCCTCTCGCATCGCCTTCTCGGCCACATTGATAAACTGATTGCCGAGAGAGTTACCCTTGGCATCACAGATATTGCGATTTAGGGCTAAGTGCATCTCCATGTACCGCAGGAAGGCGTTCTGGGCACACGTCTCGATGTCGATAGGATCGGTCACAACGTACTTGCGGCCGGTTGCACCCGTCGTCACGTTGCTTGCCAGGGCCATTGCGAGGGTCGTCGTGACTGAATGAATCCGATGCTGCTCGGCATAGCGATACAGTCCGAAGCGGCCCGTGGGAACATTGGTGCCATCCCGCCCTATCAGCAGCATGGCCCCCGCCATATCCGTCTCGAAAGCCGTGCCGCTGCCAACCACGGCGGTACTGGCGGTTGTGACGGTGATTGTCCCCTTCATATCGGCGTCGTCCCGGCCCGTGTACTGCAATTCCCTTGGCCGTCGCTGGTAGGTGAAGTCCAATGGTTCGCTGGCCGGCGCGAAGGGCCACGGATAGATCGCCTTCTCGGCAGGTCTATTTGGCCGTTCACCAATGGCGTAGTATTGAATTGGCCCGGTCGAACTGTAGTTACGTTGGTAGGCGGTCATTTCCGCCATGCCGATCTGTTGGCCGTAGGCCCAGGAGTTCCGCCCCATCGGGCCTGTGAAGTTGACAAAATCACTTGGCAGCGGGTAATAGCGGCAAAACAAGCTGTAGGTCGTACCCGCTGCCAAGTCGGCTCCGGGGTTCAGCGTGGCGTCTAAGATGATGTTGGTCGTATCGACGTAGGTTTCCACTTCACAGAGGGTATCATTCAATTTCAGCGTGGCATCCGTCACCCACGACGGCCACGTTGCGCCCGCGAGGGTCAGCGTGCGCGTAGCGTGCGTGTAGGTCACGGTCCCCGTGGCTTGTGCGGCGTGCAGATGAATCCTGCCCGGCTTCTCCAAGGAAGACCAGTTGTAGCCGTTAATGATGTCCAGGTAGGCTGATTGCACGGCATGGCGCACCGCTTCCTGAGACGCTTCGTTGCCGTGCCCCAGCAGAAAATTAACGCCCAGGTCTATCGCGTCGGCATAGGTGAGAATACCGTGGCCGCCGGATCGTGCCGTGCCAAGTGCCGCAGGAGTTGCCAGGGAACCTTCGTTAATCGTATGGGTGGCCATTTTGCTAATCCTTCAACGAAGTGTCCCACGGCAATCGTACCGAAATCTCAGCCCGCGTAATCGGTTCGACGGTTGGGGTTCTGCGCCGGGCAAGGTCCAGCATGGTCTTGCGCTCCGTGCCGACGTGGATTATTCTGCGCAAGTCCGTCCCCGCGACGATGCCGCCGATTACCCGGTCGATCAGCGGGGCAATCACGTCCACGTAATCCGCCGAGGTCCACATATCCTCGACCGCCTTTGCGTGTTTCCACGGCGAGGGCTTGAAACTCGTGCGGATGATGCGGTGACGTTTGTAGCCTTGGGCATACACCTCTCCCAACAACTTGGTTGTCGCGTACCAGTTGACGGGATGGGGAATATCGGTCGGCTCGTACCCGCCCCGTTGACCATCGAACACATAATCGGTACTCAGGTAGACAAACTCCGCGTCGATGGCTTTCGCAATGGCAACCATATTCTGCGTTCCGACGGCGTTCACGCGGTAGCATTGTTCCCACTCGCTTTCGGCCTTCCCGACATTGGTGTAGGCGGCACAATGGACGATGCACTTAGGCATCGCCGTCATTACGGTTTCCATGATCCCGTTAGGGCTGGTAACGTCCAAGTCGCATGAGGCAGGTGCGTAATACTCCCGGCGCTTTCGCAACTCCGTACCCAACAATCCGCTTCCACCCGTCAAGAGGATCATTGCGGTTCCACCACGTAGACGAGGAACCCACTGGATGCGCAGGTTCCGTTCTTGCCTTTTATTTGCAAGGCGGCACCCGTTTCGGTGCAGAACCATCCGAACGGATTGTAAGGCGCAACGATGGTTCCCGCCGCACCGCACGACAGGCCGTTCGCGCCTGTCAATTCCACGGCATCTTCACCGGCTACCTTGGATTGCAGTTGGATGACTACCGCCGTATTGGTGTTCAGCACGAAGCCGAGAACGTGAATCTTCGCCCCCACCACGGCGGCAATCAGTTCCACGGCATCCCACTCGACGCCGCTGATTTGGGCGTGTCTTACGCCGTAGGTTTGGTCTAGCGCAGCCATAAAAGGCTCCTTTGTGTTTGTAGGTTGTTAGTTACGGCTGCGGTTACTTCGCTTGTTTCCACCAGTTCGTACCATCGCAGATCAGGTCCAGAGCGCTGCCCACTGCATCGGCGGTTGCCAAGACGGCAGAAGTGGCGGACGCAATGCTCTCCCCGGCGTTGCCGAGCAACCCAGCGGTCGAGCCAAGGTTAATGACGTTGCACGCCTTTCCGACTGCCACGGCCGGCATCTTGAAGTAGTTTTTGGCGGCGTCACTTACGGAAATCAGATTCACCGGCGCACCAAGAGTCGTCGCCAAGCTGGCTGTAGCGGCACTTCCACCAACTTGCAGAATGGCAGGGGCCACAATCCCCGGTGCGCCCGTATTGACCAACCCACCCGTTCCGACATTCAACGACACAGCCGTCTGTGCCGTAGCCGTCAGATTGGTGATGTTCGCGGCTGCGCCCGTGATAGACGACGCACTCATTACGCTACTGACAGTGATGTTTGTACCAAAAACCGCGTTTGCAGCGCTGAAAGCAGTGATGTTCCCAGCGGCACCCGTGATAGACGACGCACTCAACACGCTGCGGACAGTCATGTTCGTGCTGATAACGGCACTACCGGCTGTGAAAGCGTCGGCAACAAGGTTCTTGTCTACAGCACCCCGTTGGTGCCAGTCGGTTCCGTCGCAAACTAAGTCGAGGGCAGCACCAGGAGCCTTGGCTGTGGCGAGTGCCGTGCTGGTGGCACCGGCAATACTCACACCAGACGTGTTGCCAATGAGTCCAACAGTTGATCCACCGACGTTGACGACGTTGCACATCAGACCAACCGATGCCACCGGGAGCCGGAAGTAGTTACTGACTGCCGTCCCAACACTGATGAGGTTCACGGGCCGGGAAAGCGACACCGCTGAACTGAAGGCAGAAGCGGCACTGGCACATCCAGAAGTAGCACCCGACGCAATCACACTGCCCGCAAGCACCGCTCCACCCGTGCCGACGTTCAAGGCCGCAGCCGTGAGTCCCGTGTCGACGCTCAGGTTCGATAACGTGGCGGCATTGATCGTGGCCGAACTAATCGTACCGATCTCCTTGTTCGCACCCAGCACCAGCGCCTTGCTGGACGCCGCCGTGCCCGCCGTCACGCCGTCGATAAATGCGAGTTCCGCAGCAGCGAGAACGTCGATTGCATCGAGCATGTCGATCAATTCCGTCGCCCCCGCGCTATCGGGAACGCAGCCCCGCAGGGCGGTATCAAGCGCTTGTGAAATAGCCATAGTAACAATCTCCCTGAAAAAAAGTGTTCGTTATCGCGGCGTGGCCACGATCCCTTGTGGTGTCATGGTAAATTGAGGCGTGCCGTTCGGTTTCATGGCCAATGCGTTCAGGCCGTATGTGTTGTCACTGACTACAGAGGCTACGACGAATCCTGCCTCTGTGAGTTGCTTCCTCAAGGTCGCCTGAGAAAAGCCCGTCTTGTGTTGGTAGAAGGCATTGCCGGCAGCAACATATTTCCGATGTCCCCACAGGATGTCGGCCCCGGCAATCAGACCCGCTGGTGAGTCGTACAGCACGGTATCCAAGTCGCCGGTAGCGATGGCCGACGCTACCGCTTGCGCGTCGGGAACCGCCAGCACGAGACTTCCACCCGGCTTCAATACCCGGAAGAACTCTTTGAGTGCGATAGGAACTTCGTGCGCGTACAGGTGTTCCAAGTTGTGTGAAGAGTAGACGCCATCCACCGATCCGGCCGTCATAGGAATCTCGGTTATCGACGCCTCGATGTCCGGCTTCACGTTCGGGTCGATGTCCAGGCGCACCTCAGTCCAGCCTTCCTTAGAAAAGGGGGTAGTCCCGGCAGGTCCGCATCCGACGTTCAAGAGCGTTTTCATACCTTCACCAACCCTTTCTCGATGGCCCGTTTCATGGGAATCGAATCCGTACCCAGCGTGTAGCGACGGCCGTTTTGGTGGTCGATGTGGTCGCAAAGGATGGACGTGTCCACCATGATCTTCCACTTGGTTTCGTCAGTCAGCCGCTTGGTGAACCAGAGGTCTTCCGTCATCCGCATCTCACACCAGTTCAGGCCGATCTTCACCGTGTCGTCAACCGTTCGGAACCAGGGATTCTCGGGCGTCTGCGGCAACTCATCGAACATCGAAAGCCGCAACAACGCGCATCCCATCGGTATCCCCACGATGCCGTCCTTGAGCATGTCGCCCAGGGTGAAGTCGTAGAACACGCCTTCGTTCCAACCCTTCCAAATCAGCGGATGGGGCGGGATGCTCTTCATGCAGTACAGACCCGACGCAATCCCGTAGTCGGGGTTGTTGTCGAGATGGTACGCCAGCTTGATGAGGGCATCGGCGGGTAGGATCGTGTCCCAATCGTTGAAGAAGATATACTTCAAGCCCGCCCCCTTTGCCGCGTTGACGGCGGCGCAGCGGGCTACCCCGACTTCCATTCCGTCGGCGAAGACCTCGATCCAGTTGTGACCGGGCGGGCAACAGAGGTTCTTGCGGGCACGCTGCCACTCAGGAGTAATCAGTCCAAGGTGCTGGTCTCCGTTGACGGGTGGCTTTACCGCATCCTCTAACAGCTTCAGACACGCAGGGACGTTAAACGCCGTGGCCGAAAGCTGCTGGATAGCCGCTTTGACATTTTCCTGCCCGATGGCCACTGTATCGACAGGGACCATCGGGATCGGCGTACATACTCCAATCGACCACTGACGCATGGCGTTCTCCTACACTGCCCGCTTCCACCAGTTAGTACCATCGCACACCAGATCAATCGCGCTTCCCGTCGCCGACATCGAAGCCAGAGAAGCAACAGTAGCGTTGGCAAGACTCTCGCCGGCGTTGCCGATCAAACAAGCGGCCGAGCCGAGGTTGATGACATTGCAAGCCATCAGACCACCCGCCGGTGCCGGGAGCTTGAAGTATTTGCTATCGCTCGTACCAAGACTGAGCAAACAGATAGGTGACGACAACAATACGGCTTGAGAGGCAACAGAGCCAGTCCCGCCCGAGATATACTTGCTTGCCAGAACCAACGGGCCGACGGCGCAGTTGATGCCGTTCGTACCCGCCGTCGCCCCGAGTGCGGTTATTCCAGTCGAGCAATCGAGCGACTTGAACACGCCCGTCAAGGCCGTGACGTTGCTGGCGAGCGTCATATTGGTTCCCTTCAAGGCAGGGAAGTTTCCCGTCGGGCACGTCATGGACGTAGAACAGTCAATCGCCTTGAATGTTCCCGTCAACGCACTCATACCATTCGAACAGTCGAGTGACTTGAACACGCCCGTCAAAGCGGTGATGTTGGAGGCGAGAACTGCATTGGTCGCCGACAAAGCGGGTACATAACCTGATGCCGCGCTAACCGTGGTTGCGTTGACCGACTTCATAACCGCCGTGCTGCCAACCGTCAGTCCCGTTGCGACGACCAGATTGGTGATGCTTGCGGCGGCATAGGTGTCCGTCGCCAGATTGGCGTTGCAGCGGTCAATCAGTTCTATCGCCCCGGCCGCGCTGTGGATCGACCCCCGGATTGCATTTTCGAGTTCTTGCGAAATAGCCATGAACACTCTCCTTGTGAAACGACAGTTTACGTTGCGCCCACCGCCCGCCTCTTGGGAGGCGACTCAGACGGCGGGGCCTTGATTGTTACGCCCCGGCCTTCACAGCCGATACCACGCTTCTTACACACACGCCTCAGACTGCCTACCGGGTCGCTGGCAGGCAGAAACGCCTCGGGGTCGCCCTTGCACTTCGCAATGCAAGGCTCGTAAATGTCGCTCGCACTCGGGGTATATCCTTGACTCTTAGCTGCGTCCGTGACGCGCTTGACTTCCGCTTCGTCGCCTTGAAACTGATCCAACAGCGTGCCCTTGCCGCGCACAAACGTGGCGTCAGTTCGGATCGCAGGCGCACCGATGATCCGGTCCAATGCACGATGTCCGCACTCCGGGCAGGTATGCAGCGATTGATCCTTCATCTTCTGGAAAGCCTCGAAGGCGTGGCCGCATAACGTGCAGGAGTAGTCATACAAAGGCACTGTATTACCCTGCCTTCCTGGCTGGCTGTTTGGTTGGTTTCGCCTTGGCCTTCACTTTTTCCATCGCCATCTTGTGTCCTGCGTTCATCCGATCCAGCCGCATCTTGGCCAGCTTCATCATCATGTCGGCCTGATGCGATTCTGCCTGCTGTTGCACGTCCTGTTGGTGTTGTGCCCCACTAATCTGCATTTGTTGCGTCTGCCGTGCGGCCTGCAATTCCATGTCTTGTCGCGTGTGTTCCGCCTGGGCCTCTTGTGCGGGGTCGGGCGGGGGCGGCTGCTCTTCCGGCGGCGGCGGGGCCGGGCCGATGTCCAGCCCGTCCATATCCACTTCCATCGCATGGCCCATCTTGCGGTTGAGGTTGTTGATCGGGCCGGGGTCGCCGGTGGCCTGCCATGCCTGCGTGAGTTGAATCGAAAGCGGCTGGTAGATTTCTTTGAGGTTCGCCGCGTCTTGCTGTCGGTTGGGTTTCTTCGCGCTGCCGGCGGTGATCGAGCAATTCATCTCCCGCAAAACCGTGTCCGGGTCGGCGTTGGCGAATGTCTGGTCGAAGATCATCGCCCCCACGTCGCCCACCAGCGGTTGGACGCTTTCGCCGTTGACCCCGGAGAAGTAGGCGCACATCTTCTCATTGCGGGCCACGTTATCCTGCCACTGCTCGACCTGCTTCGTCATGTAATCGGGGCGGACGGAAATCTGCTGCTGCTTCGTTTGGGCGTCGGTCGTGGTCCGGCTGGCCGCGCCGGGGTTCAGGCCGTACATGAGGTCGCTAAGACCCACTCGTTTGTCGAAGAGGTCAAAAAGACATTCAATGATTTTCCAGACATCAAAGTTGACCGCCGGACCCTGGATGAACTTAATGAGGCTGTCGATGTCCTTGAGGATTTCGGGGATACCGACCACGCATAGGTCTTTGCCATTGTTCAGGGCACCGTCTAAGTCTTTCTTTGCCGATTGGAGAACGGCAATTATCGTGCGGCTGTTCTGGTAAATGTGGTGCGTCAAGTGCGAGATGATGATGTTCAACGCCACCAACTCGCCCAATCCCGGCCGCAACGGCGAGATCGGCCAGGAACAATTCGGTTGCCGGTAGAAGTCCAACATGACGCAAGGCCACCGCTGATCTAACCAGTAGGGCACCGGCCAGGCGAACGCTTGTTTCACTTCGTCGTCGGTAGCCGACAGGAACTTGTCTTTCGGCATATTCAACGGCCACGGCACGCCACGGGCCACTTCCAGGTAGGCGAAGTCGCCTATCACGTCGTCGAACGCTTCCTGCATGATCTTGGACGTACCGGACAGCCGCGTGCCGATCCCGCCGATGGACCATAACTTGGTGTAGTAAACCAAGTCGTTGGTTCGCCCTTGGTCTTTCTGCCGTTTCGCCGTAGAGTTTCCCCGCAACGCACCTTGGGCATTGGCCGATTCCAACCCGTTCTTGTTCCGCAGGCTGCCGTAGGGCAACCCTCGATCCTTCTCCGCCTTCCAGTGCGGCTCGACGCATTGCTGGGCAATCCAAAATGCCTCGCCGAAGTTGGCGGACTCACTATCTGGGTCGATCAGCAGCCGATCCACGGTGTCGTAGAACGAGCCGGTAAGCACCCGGTCGCTGCCGGGCATCTTGTACGGCATCGTCCAAAGCACGCCCCGCCCCTTGATGAGGGCTTCCGTACAGGCATCTTCCGACGCCTGCTGCAAACCGCCGTTGGGTTGCTCGCCGGGGGTATAGTTCAGGTATCGTTCCAACGCCTGGCACCCGGAGTCCAGTACCGACTTGCGTTGCTGCTCCTGGGCCTGGGTCTGTTGGTACTGCGCCTGGACGTTCGGATCGTCCGGGTCGCCGAAGATTTCCGGCCCGTAGTCGATACCCTCGGGCGGGCGCACTTCCCGCGTCGGGTTGCGGTTGTAGATGAGGGGACCGAAAAGCGCAACAAGCTCGAAAGCCTTGTTCAATGTAATGCGGAACTTCGGCGAGAACGAGCCGCCGATGTACTTCGCCATGTACTTCGGGTCGTACATCTGGCCGACGGAACCGCTAAAGAACATCATGCACTGGTCGGCGATGTCTTGAAACCGATCCTTCTTGTGTTGGATGGCAATGTCGATCTTGCCTTGCCAGCCATCCACAAGAGGTCTCAGCAGTTCGTAGCGGTTGTCGGCCATAATGGTTTACACTTCCAGCGGTGGCCCTGCGTTTTGGAGAACCTTGGGCGGACGCCCTGGGCCTCTGCGGTGCGGTTCGATGCCAGAGATCGAGGTCACGTTGTTATCGTAGGTTGCCGGCGTTTCTCTCGGGTCTTCGCCCGGCAGATAATCCCACGTTCCACTCTCTTGCATCTGGGTAGGACGTTGCTTGTGGTATGGGTCGTCTTTGTGCCGCACACCGCTGGCAAGCGTCAGGTGTTTGGTGTTGCGGGGGAAGATCGTCAGGTCCAGTGATCCGCCCGCGCTGTACGCCGTGATAATCGCCACGCGCGGTTCCTGGCTTTGACTGCCTTTGTAATACCACAGGCACATGCGACTGTTGGGTACGGGAAACGCTTCGGTTTGTTCGTTCATGGTTCGGTCCTTTCGGTAGGTCGCTTCGGGTTAAGCCGCCGTGGGCACCGGGCCAGCGCCCAGATAGCACACGTCGGATGATTTGCCTTTGGGTTTCATCAGCTTCTCGTAGGCCCGCAAGGCGGGTTGCGAGTTGTCTTCCAGGGACACTGAGGGCACGTAGGCTTGGTCGATGTCGAATAGCGGGGCCAGGTACGCGGCCATGTAGCCGAGCGCGTCGAGACAGTGATTGTCTTTGCGCTTCACATCCTCGGAGATGTCGTCGTGACTGACTTTCTTTTTGTATAAACTAAACTCCCGGCGGGTATAGGGTACGTTGTCGGTCACGAATCGCAGCAGCGTTGTTCCATCAGCGCGTGGATTGAGCCAATCACGCGCCGTCATGTTTCTGGCACCGATGTTGTCGCTGCCGGGCAAAAACCCCGTACCAGTCAACTGGCTTTCCAACCCGTACTGCTGAAATGCTTCCCGCCAAAACTCGACGGTGCGCTTTCCGCTGCCGCTTTCCGTCTGTCTGCCGGCGTGGGCGTCGATGATAAAGGCGCGGTACGTTCTCCCCCTCGATTTCTCGGCAACTATTTCCGAGATTACCTTGGGGTCGCATCGCTGGGCGAATACCTCATTGTAGATCAGCAGGAACTTGCCGACTGAGGACGGAGGAACTGCGCCAAAGATTACTGCGGCATTGGTATGGCCAGGGTCGATTGCCAAGTAGTGCGTCCAGTCTTTGGGCACGACGAAGTTGTTTTCCTTCAACGCCGCTTCCATCGCATCCGGCCCGAACTTGCGGGGAATCCCATGAAGTTCGATATTGAAGTTGGGAAAGACCAACTGGAGATCGTCGGTGTAAAGCCCTAAGTCTCGCGCTTGCAACACCGCATCGCCGGCCGCCGCCCAACCTTCAAGACACACCTGTTTGGAATCGGAGGGAATGTACGGGTTGCCGCTAAAAGCCAATACCCATTCCTCGACGTTGGGGTGCGGACGCCCACGCTGCTCTGCCGCCCGTGAGGTCATCATCTTCAGCGCGTCGTTGGAAGAGTGCGGCCATGCAGCCCAGATCAAGCGGCCGCGAACCAAGGGAAGTCGGGCTTGCCACTCGTGAACGTGTTCGGGATACTTTACGTCCTCGTCTATGCCAATCAGATGGACCGGTTCGCCTTGGCCTGCATGATCGGCACCGGAAGTGAAGCCGTGTATCTCCGTTTTGTTTTTCAGGCGAACGATGGAAAACACGCGCTCGCCTGCCTTTTCCCACACGATATGTTCGATGTACTCGTGCGGAATTAAGGGCGGGGCCGGCTTGGTTTCATCTTCTCGGGCGGCGTCGTCAGGTTCCCACGCACGCCATGCCCGCCATAGGCCGGTGACGCGATCCTTGATGATGCGAAACGAATAGTCCCCGGAGCAGAACAACTTGCGGTAGATGCGGGCGATGTGCTTTTCGTCGTAACCCACAACCCAAATCAGCATCGGCTTGTTGCGGGGATAGTTGAACGGCAACTCCTTGCCATCGGGGCCGGTCAAAGGGATACCCGTGGCGGCCGAAGCGATTTCAGCCGCCCACGCCATCGTCTTGCCCGATTGATTGCCGCCGCGTATCAGCCGTTCGCTGGCGAGCGACAAGTGGAACGGCAACTGCGTTTCCATCGGGCGGTAGAGGCGCAAGGCCAGCATCCGTCGCCGTGCCTTCTCGGCGGCAAGTATCTCGACCCGGCGGTTTTCAGTTGTCGCTATCATCGAACTCATCTTCGTCGGTATCGAGATCATCGGGCGTATCGGCGTCGTCGTCTGGACCTTCTAGTTCCGGCACGTTCTGGTTGACAATGCGTGCCACGGCGTTGTCGATCTCTCGATCTAGGTCTTCGTCGCTAAGGCTTTCCACGCCGCCACCAGCCCCGTCGATGCTGGTGTTTGCCATCTGAACTAATTTTGCCAAGGCGTGGTATTCGTCCAACACCATCTTGCTTCCCGGCCTGTCTTGTTCCGCAAGTTGCAGGTTGCGAAACCATCCTTCACAAAAGCCCTTAGTGCCCCCCATTAAATCGAACATCGTGCCGGCTATGTGCGTAATACGCGGCATGTCAAGGCGGTCCCCTCGCAACTGGGCTACCATCTGTTGCTGGACCACTCTGGCAAGCGCGGCTTTCACTCGTTTCAGTTGGCTATGTTGGCCGCCCTCGCATAAACTACATTTAGCCGACCCTTTTTTTCTGAAGGCGGAAATGGGTTTGCGCTTTCCGCAATCGGCGCAAATCCTATCTATGGTCGCTATCGCGGGTTCGGCGAACGCTTCCGGGTCGTAGGTTTGCAACGCCACGCTGCTCACTCGACGCCCTCCAGTTCAAGCTCCATCGTGCGCCATCCACTTTCCTTTTCCCCAGCCGCGCGAATCAGTTTGGCGTTGGCGTTTTCCGCCGTCAGACGGCTGGGCTTGTCAACGCACTTCACCTTCCAATGGCCCGCCCATGCGTCCCAATTCACCCGCAGCGGGTTGTAACCCAACTCCAAGGTTCCGTGGGAAGAAATGTCGCGTGTGGCCGTCACGTCTTCTGTAGACGCCTTGGCCTGCTGGTACTGGTCGGTCCACTCATAGTAGAACCAGGACTGTTCGGATTGCTGCTTGGCGTCCAGACAGCGTTGGGCGAACTCCCGCACCTGATCCAGCGTCATAGGCCGGCCACCCATGTACTGCCCCTCGATGGGTGCCATGAGCCGCTTCATCAACGTCTCTTGCTTCTTCTTGGGTTCGGTCAACTCGAAGGCCCGCATATCGAACATGATAAGGCCCGTGGGCAACGCGGCGCAATGCTGGATGCCCGACATGCGGCTGGCATCGTTGCGGGAAATCATTTGCAACTTCATGCCGGGGTCCGGGCAATCGGATTCGTTGCCAGACCACTCGAAGACGTAAACACATTCGTTTGGTGGAGGTCCGCAGTACGGCGCGCCGATAACCACCGGCCCCCGATCGTAGTGGTTGTAGAGGAAGTCGAATGATGTATCGAAGAATGGCTTGGCGTCCGGGTCGCGTCCGATGCGATAGTCCGGCCATTGGTCGCTGTCCACCATCACCAACACGTCGGCCCCGCACTCGCGGGCACCAACGACCGCCCTATTGCGTGTCATAGTAATGGGCGTGTCCGAAATCTTCGTCTTTTTGCACCAGCCAATGCGTTCATCCTTGCCCGCCTTGAGCATGGTGCGCGTAACCCAATCGCACACCTCGTCAGACTGAGACGAGATGCCGCCGTTGCCGGCGTAGGGAAACGTAACCAGCAGCACGTTGAGTTTGCGTGGCGTCATAGGTTCTCCCATCAGGTCGCTAGGTCGTTTCGGGATGTGCAGACAAACAAAAACCACGGTCACGGCGTGCCGTAACCGTGGCCCCGAGCAAGCCGGCTTACGACCTATTGGTCGCGGCGTTGCGCGAATTTCCTTACTCGATGCAAAGGTCAACTAGGACCATCGTGTTGTCAACAGTCGTCGAAAGGGCTGTGGTCTCGAAGCGACCGACGTAGTTCGTCTCGTACAGTGTCTTACCAGACGTGGCCCCAATGGCTTCCACTTTACCGGCGTCCTCACTGGTGTAGGCACCGGAATGAGCGGCGGTACACTGAGCGGTGGTGGCCGTAATGGCGTAAGCCAGATCAGCCGCCACGATGTCGGCTGCCACACTAGCGGCCACATACACATCGCACGGCCCCTTGGTGAAGACAATGCACAAGTCGCCGTCGCGGACGCCCGTGGTGTATAGTCGGGGATCAATGACCCCAGCTACTTCTTCGGCGGTTATCCGGGAGCGTGCGGAAAATCGCCGTCCACGGTAGGCGGTTTTGTGGACCACCATCAAGCCGCCGTACAGCGTGACCCCCGACACGTTTCGCATGATCCGACCCTTCACTAACCTTGCGCTCTCGATGATTGTCGGGTCCGTCGTGTCGGTGTGCTTGAAGATAACGTCCACACCTTCCAATTCCACACCACCGTAGTCAGTGGATGCGTCGATGGTTCCATCCGGGCCGTAGTAGGTCTGGCCGCGTTCTAGTGCGTTCATAACTGAGTGCTCCTTTTGTTATTCGATGCACAGATCGACCAGAACCAACGTATTGGCCACAGTGGCGGACACGCCCGCTGCCTCAAACCGACCGACAGCATTGACGGCATAAAGAGTGATTGCGGATGTAGCCGCAACCGCTTCCACTTTGCCGGAGTCCGTGGTGGCTGCCGACGTAGCCCCGGTAATGGCGTAAGCCAAGTCGGCCGCTACGATGGTAGCTGCCACGCTGTCAGCCACATACACGTCGCACGGTCCCTTGGTGAACACGATACAGAGGTCGCCGTCGCGGCAACCCGTGGTGCCCAGACGTGGATCGACCACGCCGGCCGCCTCTAGTGCGGTCACGCAAGTGCGTCCGCAAAAGCGCCGTCCGCGATAGGCGGTCTTGTGCGACACCATGATTCCACCAGGGATGGTGAAACCAGACACGTTTCGCATGATGCGGCCCCGAACCAGTCTTCCGCTTTGGATGATGGTCGGGTCGGTCGTGTCGGTATCCTTGAAGGCAACCGGCATCCCTTCCAGTTCGATGCCGCCGTAGTCGGTCGAGGCGTCGATAGTGCCGGACGTACCATAGTAGGTACAGCCACGCTCTAGTGCGTTTTTCATAACACGATACTCCTTGGTATTTGCGAGTGTTTGTAACTGACTGAGGAAAGGGACCGCCTACTTAGGCGTAGTTGAACACCTTGGCGATTCGACGCGGATCGAAACTGAAGTTTCCGAGGCTGATGGCGTACCACTTGTACGAGCCGTCCGATTCCTCGAACGGACCCCTGGTTTCCACCAAATCCTTGCTGACGAACATCAATTCGATGTCGTCCATGTCCAAGACGTATCCCGTCTGCGGAGGGCAACCGTATTCGCAGTAGGTGCCCAATCCCTCGTAATTCAGCACGTCGCCGAAGCCGAGCGTTTCGGATTCCTTGTGCGGAGTGAGGATGAGGTTGCTGGCCCGCAGCGAGTTCTTGAAACCGGCCATCATGTCCGTGGACAACATGCACATCAGCGATGAGCCGTTGCCTTGTCCGCCGGCCGTGTTGCGAATCCACATACCCACGCGGCTGAGGCACCGCTGGGCATTGCCTTCCCACGTCGCTTTGTCCGTGCCCCATTTGGTGCTGGACCAGTTGGCCAGGATCGGGCTGCGGTAGGCGTACTCAGGGTCGCCGTGGCCTTCCGGCCAGTCGGTGTGGATGACGTGGTTCGGATAGTACCCGGCCGTATGCGCCACCGCACCCAGATGTCCCGACCACGATCCGGCTTGCGCGGTGTAGGTGGGTAGACCTTGATAGAGGGCGGTAGTGCTGTGCGCAGCCACGATGTCTGTGGCGGCGCAGGTGCTGGAGGTAATCGAACCGGCGGCTTCCACCGTCGAGCAGGCGGTTTCCAGACCGTCGAAGTCCAGTTCTTTCCCCGTGGCGTTGGCGTCGGCGTAGATTTGCAGGCCGATCTTGTTTTTGATACCGCTCATCAACTTCGGGATGATCCGGCGATAGCGGTTGACGATAGTGGTGGGCGAACCCGCATCGCCGCCCATTTCCATGTACTCGATGATGTGCATGGTGTCGGAAGCGATCAGAGACTTCCAATCCAGCGAAGTCTTCTTGAGGTAGTTTTGCGGGGCGTAGTCGATCCCCTGTCCATAACCGAAACTGGTTACGGGTGCTTCCTTCCAGTCAACAGACCGATCCTTTTCGTAGCTGCCGTTTACTCCGGTTCTGACTCTGCCGCGATTTTGCAGCATCGCCAGCCACAATCGCTTGTAGATGGTGGTGTCCAGTACGTTGCCAGTCCATTCAGGAATGGATTGCTGAAGAATCCCAACCCAGGGCGCTGCCATGATGCACTCTCCTTGTTCGTGAAACTAGATTTTGAGTTCCACCCCTTGTTGGGCGGCCACTCGTCTGAGTACGGCGTCAAAGTCGTCGCTCGGGTTCTGCTGCGTTCCGGTCGGGGCGGTGTCGTCGGGGATGGACCCGCCTCGCTGTGGGGAACGCAGATTCTTCGTTACTCTGTCGAGAAAGAGTTTCTTTTTTTCGGGGGGAGCAATGGTCGGTTGGACCACTGCTTGCGGCTTGGCGGGACCGAACTTGCCGGCCGCTTCGTCGGCAGCCACGGCGATCTCCGCGTATTGCCGAATGACGTTCGGATCGTTCATGCCGGATTCGCGCAACTCCTGGGCGTGCATCGCCATCGCTTCGCCCTTGGGCGTGAGGCGCGGTTGACCGTCAACGCCCACCAACACCTGTCCGCCGGAATCCTGTTGGTAGAAATCCTTGGCGTGCAGTTGGATGTAGGCTTGGACCTCGATCTCTTGCTGGCGCTGGGCGAACTCTTCGCGCACCAACTTACGGGCCTCTTCGATGATGGTCTGCTTGAGAGACGTTTCACGCGGGGCGAAATACTTGTCCAACAGGCCGGGGAAGTCGCCAAGCAAGTCTTGGCTGTTCAGGCGACGAGCCTCTTGAACGTCGTTGAGCTTCTGGGCATAGCCGGCAAACTGAGGCGCGCCACCAAGAGGGGACCACATGCCCGTGCGGGGGTCTTGTTCGCAGAACCGCTCCCACTGAGGATCGTATTCCGTCTTTCGCCATTCCAAGGCTGGCGGGGTTGCGGCCTTGATAGCCTCTTCCGCAGCCGCCTTCGCCTCTTCCTCTTTGGCGGCCAAGTAGGCTTGGAAGTCGCCCATCTTGTCGGCGTAGGGGGCGAACTGCCGGCCGATCTGGACGATGGGCTGGACTTGGTTGTACTCTTCTGCCCTGTCAAACAGCGCAGCAGCCAGTGCCTTGTCGTCGGCGAAGTCCTTGGGGTCGTAACCCCGTTCGCTGGCGATGTCCCGCAGAGAGAAAGCGGGTGCCGACGCTAGGGGCGGCACCAATGCTACTGGTTCTGGGGCGGGGGGAGCGGCCGGGGTTGCCGGCACTACAGAGGTAGTCCTATTGTCACCCGGAGGTGCAATGCTGATTTTGGAAAGAACGACGTTGTCGCTTTCGATTGGCATTTTTGGCCGCCTTTGCGTTTAGGTCCGAGTCGGGAAACGCAGTACGCAGCCCTAACCATGCCTTATTCCCCCCCTAGAGTAAATGCAGAAATAGCCATTCGTAGTATTCCTACAAAATTAACAAAAGAAATGCTATTGCATTAGAAGTGCAAGATTTCTTATAATAAGCAAACCATGAAGCACCAACGGCTATTATCAGAGACGCTAATAGCGTTTGACCAACACAAAGAGTTGCCCGGAAAGCCGACCTATGCACAGCTAAACGCCTGGCGGTCGGTGGGCATGATTTCCCGACACGGGGGCGTGAAGAGAAGGGTGTACCTGGAGATGGTAAAAATCGGCGGGCGACCGCATACCAGCCTGGAAGCCTACATGCGATTCGAGGACTTAATCAATGAGTGATCCGAGAACCATGCGATACCGATTAAAGAGCGATCCGAGGGTGGAGTGTGAGGCCGAGGTTTTTGGAAGGGTTCCGGGTTGTCAGTGGGTGCGGGTGGATTACGTGGATGCGCAATTGACCAAGTTATGCTGGTTGCACCCAAGGGACTTCTTTGATCTGTGTTGGGAGCCGATGCCCGAGCCTGCCAAGCCGGAATGAATAGGGAGAGCGCCGTGGGATACCAATTAAAGAGTGACCCGAGTGTGAAGTGGAATCCAGTGGGTTTCGTTGGTAGTTGCCTCAAACGAACCCCACTGGGAACTTGCCCTGATGATTGGATTTGGATTCCCGAGCCTGCCGAGCCGGTGCTGGTGGAGGATGAGTTAGAGGAACTCCGGCAGAAATACCCGATGACAACTGCGGAGTATGCAGAACTTCTCGCTCGTGCTGCTACGGAGCTTCGACGGTTGCGGGCGGAAAAGGACCATCGTGAACGCCGGATGGACTGTTGGGCGCTGGCCGACAGATACCTGCACGCCCTGCATCGGCTTCTAACGCCGGACGATATATGGGCTGCCCTGATAGAGAGCGGGGACGATCCCCAATACTTTGGCCTCGTCCAGATTACGCAACACCACGGCAAGAATAGGTATTTTCAACGCCACCTTCTGGACGAAGCGCGGATCACGGACGCACTGATCAAGAAAGAAATGCAATCGCTGGTTGCGACCTTGAACAAGTCACCATGAACAATAGATTGCTGAGAACAAAAGACAATCTCGCCCACGCACCAGATGTCGTCGTGTTTCGGAAGAAGAAGCCGTGAACACCTGCAATCCTCACTTCTGTAGCGCATTGGCCCGCGAGCCGGACGGACCCTACTTCTCGCCCGACGTGGGCCAGTTCTGGAAACGCAGCGGCAAACTCTACCTCTGGAACGGACAAGTCCTCAACGCCACCGTACCCGTCGGGCGGTACCTGCCGCAACCCTGTGACGACTTCTCGCACAACTACCAACTGCAAAAAGGAACCGCATGAGCGACACAATCGACATCAACCTCATCAGCGACAGGGACTGGGAGTCACTGCTCGGGCCAGACACTATGAATATGAGCGAGTACAAGGGAACCCGGTCCTTTCGCCGATTCGACAACCCGCTATCGAAGTTGGTCTGCGAAGAATGTCTTACGGGCAAGTCCTACCCATTCGTCCAGAACATCGGACCCGTCAGGGTCATCGCCGACGTGGGGGCGAACATCGGGGCCAGCGTCGTCTACTTCGCAACCGTTTACCCGGTAGCGACGATTCACGCCTACGAACCGTCGCCGACTGCCTTGCCACTCCTGGAGCACAACACGACAAAAAACTTCGTTATAATTCATCCCTTCGCACTAGGCGGCGAAAACGGGACACGCACCCTGTACCACGACTTTCAGGACTGCGTTAAGGATTCGTTCCATCGGCCTGAGTTATTCACGCTGGGCGACTCTCTGGCCTTCGTGCGATCGGCAAGAGAGGCGCTGGCGGGAATCGGACACATCGACATCCTCAAGATCGACACTGAGGGCTGCGAAGTCGAAATCTTGGAAAACCTGGCCGAGGCCATAATCCCCATCAAGGTGATCTACGTCGAATACCACTCTTGGGCCGACCGAATACGCATCGACCAAATGCTGGCTCCCACACACCTGCTAATGCACGTCAACTCCTATTGGAACCATCCCCTCGGGGAACTCACCTACCTTAACAAAACCATAGTCGAGCAGTGGGACAAGGAACTAAACAAATGACATTCAACCCCCTGTACCACGAGAACACCGCGAAAGACGATACGGCACTCGCCGGACTCGCCCGGCAACGCCGGGATGAGTGCCCGTGGGGGTGCGCCGTTGCCGTCGAAGTCGGGGCTTGGGCCGGGCACAGCACCCTCATCCTGGCAGAACTTGGCTACACCGTCTTCGCCGTCGATCATTGGCAAGGTGGGGAAGGCGATAGAATACAAGCAATCGCCCAACTGATCGGCATAGACAAAGGATTCAAGACCTTCTGTGAGAACATGGGCACGTCCCTACTGTCCACAGTCTTTCCCCTGCGTGGCAGTTCCGAGCTGATCGCATCCGTCTGGCCCCGAAACCGACCTATCGACCTCTGCTTCATCGACGCCGATCATAGGTATAATTCCGCCCTACAGGACATCCAAATCTGGACCCGCTTGATGCGAAAAGGCGGTCTAATGATCGGCCACGACTACAGCGATTTCTTCCCTGGCGTCGTCTTGGCCGTCGAGGACACCGGCCCCTTCCAACAGGCAGGCGACTCTATCTGGTACAGGAGAATAGAATGAGATGCGAAATATGTCGCTACTTTAAGATTCCATCCGAAAATCTGACGGCGCATTTCGGACGATGTATGCGCTACGCTCCACACCCCAGACCATACACAATCGGCTTAATGCCCCCCACAGATAGTTGGACATTGGCCAATTATGCGGGATACTGAGTTCTGCGGCGAGTTCCAACAGAAGGGCGATATTGATTACGACTGGACTTTCTGCCCCAACTGCGGCCAAAGGTACTTTCTGGCAGAAAAACATCATTGCGGCGAGTCCCAACCAAAACCCGAGGACAACCCATGATCTTTGCCCGCATTGTCGCAGCCTTGAAACACACCTTTCACCGGACACCCTGGACCCCATTCTCTTCCAACCCCACAAAAAACGGAATATACTTCGTCTGCTTTCAATACGGCGAGGACCGTCCCCACCCCCCAGGCTACCACAGAATCGAAGCCGCCATCTATGACACCCAACGCGGGTGGTCGCTGGGTTCCGAACATGACATGACATTTACCCACTGGATGCCCGTACCTAACCCGCCAGCCCGATCAGAGAACCCATGACACACTCACCTGAACCGTGGCGCATTGTACCAAGGGAACCATCGGGGGCTGCCCCGATAATCCTTGACGCCAATGGAGAGATTGTGGAGTTGGAACCGCACAACGAAGACTAGACTATTGCTAACTGGCCCCGCATCGTCGCCTGCGTCAACGCCCTACGCAACTGGACCGACGAAGACCTCGAAGGCCGTACCTTCCTGAAAAGCGATACACTCACCGAGGATGGAAAGGTCGTCGGGATGCTATTCCAGACAGAGCGCGTCGTCAGACCACCAACTAAATGGGAGAACCCATGACACATAGCCCAGAACCGTGGCGCATTGAAGATGTTTACAGGTTGATTGACGCCAACGGAAACGTCATTTGCCAATTTGACGACCGAGGATATGGACCACCCAACGAGTGTAACCGTCAACGCATCGTCGCCTGTGTCAACGCCTGCCGTTCCTTGCCAACCGAATATCTACAATGGGTCGCCACGGAAGGCCGGCACTTGCTTAAGGGTTCGACGCCGCTAGTCGAAACCTCAATGGCAAAGTTCGAGAAGATGATAGACAAGCCAGCCGAACCCGTCTGCCACGTTTGGGAGAACCAAACCACCTGCCACGCCGAGTGCGGCATCTGCCACGCCACCCTACACCTCGAATCCGACATCCACTACGTCGGCTGCGAACATATCGACAAATACCACTTGACTCCAACTCCCCTATATAAGGAATCCCAGAAATGACTAACGACGGCGGACCCGCCTTCCCAGCCCCTGAATATACCTTCTCGCAGGGCATGTCCCTAATTCGCCCTGGCTCTTGTGGTTGTCGGCGTCATCGGGAATATCTTTTTGTCTTGTCGGGGTTGACACAGAAAACGTAATCCAGTAAGATTCACAATACCCGAGCCGACCTACGTGCGTAGTTGCGAACTTAACCCCCCTAACAGCCGGGGTACATGATGAGGTCGGGTCTGGGCACACAAACGAGAATATCGCGCTTCCAGCGCAATTCTATAGCAGCCATCTGTCCTGCCCAGGCCCCAGGTGGCTGTTTTTCTGCGCCTACTCACGCCAGCCGTAAGGCGTCTATAGCGGCCCCATTTGCCGCACCTTACCTCGTTACGGCAGGGACAACACCTGAGAAGTCGGTCCCTACTGGCCCCCAAAACAGGCTCGACAAAGCTGACTCCTCACGGGACCATCGCTGCTCGCTGACCCAGTGGAACCTTGCGACAGCCCTAATAGCCGCACTCCGCGGCGACACGCCTGGCCCGGACTGCCCGGGGATGAGAAGCCGCGTAACGCATCGTGATCGTCATCATTTCACGAGCAAGAGGGTACTCGGTAAAACCAGAGAGGAACCGCCTCTCATGCGGCGAAAACGCCGTCGCCTAGATTGCCCGCCATGCGGGAAGACGTGCAGCAGCGATCAGGGGATTGCAGCATCCCGAGACGCCTGCAGCCAACGTCTGTGTGTTATAGACTTTTAGCCCACACGTCTAGGGGGGTTTGTGATACCGCTTCACCTCAAGTCCCATAGGGGCCACTGCGCACCAACACCAGCCCCGCCTTGCAATTCCCGGTGACCTGTAGTAATATGGCAGCGGACACGAGAGACTCGGCCCCGGCGCGTCAACGCTGGGGCCTTTTTCGTATCGTGTAACTTCGATCCTCTCTCGTCACCATTAGATATAGCGCCACCAACGAAACGTCGTCAACGTGCCAAAACGTCGTGAAGTTCCTTATCAGGGGCCACCAGAAAAGAAATAGAGTAAATTACCTAGTGTGAAACACCATTTCTTGAAATATCCCCACGGCCACACGTAACTAATAACGGCGCACCAGTGGTCCATACCCGGGGGTAGGTTGGCCCTGCTAGCGCATGTATCGACGCAAGCGCATACATAGCAACACGTTACGCTATGCTGCTACCTGTCGATAGATAGCTTGCCCAGCTTATTAGGCTTACGTAAAGCATTTATCACTAAGATGATAATGATTGTCATGTATGGTATAGACTAGCATACACTACTAAGGTGCTGATGTTAGTGATGTATCGTGCTGCCTGCTATGCGGCATGGGTACGCGTGTGTGTTTGCAAATCGCGTGCCAACTCCCCCGTTTGACGGCGACCTTCCCCCTTGAAACGGTTTGCCCATTTTAACGCCACCTTTGGGGCGAACTAAGTGTCCAGTTTGGATTTTTCGGATTTCACCCTAGTCGTCTCCCCTCGATGACTGGCTCATGGGATCGTCGTGCTGCCCCCTCGGTTGGATTTCTTCGCCCCTTCTTTTGGGGCAAAGTGTAAAATCGTGAGCGGAATTGAAAATCGGCCGCCGAATCGACTGCGAATCGACGCGACGGCCTAACCACCAGACCCTAGTAAGGAGAGTCCAATGGCTACCTCTACGCTATCCCCCGCCCCCGTTTCTAGCAAGCCCCTGCAATCGACTGGGGTATCCCCTGCGCCGTCTTATGCGGAAGCTATTGCCGCAATCATGGCGCAGGTGGCCGCTGGCACCAAATCCCCCGAATTGGCCGGCAAGCTGATTGCGAGTTTGGCCCCACCGGCCCGACCGGCGGCCGCGCCGCGGATTACCCCGGTTGATGCACGCCCCTATCGCTATACGGTGAGCGAGAAGGGGAACCGGCTCTTGTGGCACAAGAACGGCAAGACCGGCTTCACTCATTCCCCAGCGGATTGGGCGGACATCGTGATCCTGGTTGAGAAGGGCATGATCCAAGCCATGCTCCGCGATCAGAATCCCCCAATGAGCGAGAGCTATGCTCAGCGTCTCGCCAAGAAGGCAGGCTAGTGTGCGACCCTATCCACTACTGGGCAGGCGTAGTGGTGTGGGTTTCACACTACCCTATCCCCTTGCTACGGAGAACGAACTATGCGATGCGAGAAGCGACAGACTTGGTATCTATTGGTATGGCTCGCTGATGCGCTGGATTGGCATATTGTTGCCAACCATAATTCGCGCAGCTTACGTTGCGCCATGTCATGGGCGCGGAACACTTATCCCCGGATGACATGCCATGAACGGTTCGCGGTAGTGCCGTCTTGCGAACTGGAAGAGGCACTGAGCCGCAAGAATGTGTATCCTTCACTTCGCGCCGCCCTGAGCTAGTCCACCCTATCCCCCGATCTGGAGTTTGACCCCCGCCGTCCGGTTTGGATTGCGGGGGTTTTGCATTTCTTGGCCGGCCGATTGTGCCACAAGGCCCCCTGCAATTCGCTACGTTGCGGCTGTTGCGTTGCGTCGGCTGATGCGTGATTCGGGCAGGGGCGCGGCCGACGGCGTTAAACGCGATTTTACGCGATTCGCCCCTCGAATGACAGGGAAATAGCATGAGTATAGAGCAAGCAAGAGACAAAGCACGGTGTACGGCCTACCAGTATCGTCGGCCAGCGTACCTGGTGCTGGATACGCTAGTGTGCGGGTTGAGGATATTCCTTGGCCCGCACCCTGAGTACCTGGATAGCGAACCTACTCGGTATTTCCCCATTGAGATCGTGCATCCCGACGGAGTACGGGAATCGGCAATAGGGTAGGCGGGGGCGGTGGGTCGGGGCTAACAGGTAATGCCGCCAGAGACACACGGTAACGCTGTCGTAACGGCAGCAGCGTTACATAGTCTTTAATGCCGCCAGAAGGAGTTTCCCTATGCAAGCGAAAGGTCGACGCGGTGCGTACTACCGCGTGGTAGTTACAGCGGCGCTACAGGCTAACTTTGTGGCCCGTATCCTTCCGGCCGCAACCCCAATAACACTAACGACTTACGACAATTCATCTGGAATAACGCTCACGAGTCGCTACAATACTAGCAGAGAACAGAACCACGGCCCTCGGGCCACCCGGCGGGGAAACACGCAGCAGCCGCGCGGCGGCCGGTTAGTCACCGGCCATCGGATACACTGCCGCGCGGGCGGCTTACACAACGCCGCATAGCGGCAGAATCGAGTGAGAACATGAGCGATTGGACATTACCACTACAGCGAGTCGGCGGAAAAATTGAGGATGCCGAGTGCATTATCCTCGCCGATACATGCGGCGGCAAGCTGGGAGCCGAGTTTGGCGATTTTGTCGCCCTGGCTTGCAACTGTCACGATGACCTGGTGGCAGCGTGCAAGGCAATGGTTGAGGCGGCACACCATAGCGGCAGGATGATCGGATTCGACTCACAGGCATTCGACGCAGCCCGCGCCGCCCTCGCCAAGACGGAGGCCACTCATGCCGCTACCAGTTGACACGAACAAACCGCCGCTACCAGATTACTATGATGCCAAGCGCCTCGGTCCTGATTGGCACCTGACCTGTAGGGTTTGCAAGCGCCGCTGGGCACTGCCGGTTGGCAATGATCATCCAGGCAACCTATTGCGGCTCCTAGACCACGGCCGCAGTCACACGGAGGCCGCCGATGCCACTACCTGACCGACTGACGATTTCCGAGTGTGAAGCGATGCTAGTAGCGCGAGTGGAAAATCGTGGCTACCGCGTGATCTGCCAGCCGTGCATGGACAGCGGCATGGTCGATTCAACACGGCGGCTGGTGCGTTACGGTTACGCCGATCCAACTGACCGATTGGCGACGTTGGCGCACGAATACGCGCACACCCTCGGGCACGAACCGACCGACATGGGCAGCCTAGTAATGGCCTTCCGATTCGGTCGGCTGGACGCCTGCTGCCAGGTCTGGCGATACGAGTTGCTGGTTTGGCGGCGCGCCGAGCGCATCTTGCGACGGCTAAATCCAAAGGGTTTCAACTGGCGTCGTCATGCGAGACGGAAGATGCAGAACTTCGCCCGTGAGTTACGGATGATTGCCAAGAACGTATCAGTGGAGTAAGACAATGCCCGTTCCTGACCGACTGAAAACTGCCCGGCTCCGCGCCGGCCTGACCCAGCGGCAACTCGCCGCGAAGCTCGGCTTTCACACAATGAGCATCAGCCAGCTAGAGCGCGGGGTGCGGAATCCGTCGATGGCGTTGGGTTGGAAGCTGTACCTGGAGGATATAGCACGGGGTATCCTGCAACCATCACCGGGTGCTATCGCTTCTTATGCGCGGCGTGGCGTTGGCGCTGGCAAGACGATTGTCAAGCCATCGGCCACCAACCTACGTCGGAAGGAAATCCCCCTCGTGCATGTTAGCAATCAGAAGATAGTTGCCTTTGAGAACTGCAACGCCATCATCGGATATGACGTTGCGCCCAAGAAGATGGCTGGGCTGGGATAGTTGGAATGTCCCGGCCGGGATTGTGCGCAGTCTCGGCCCGGTTGTTGCACCCTCACCCCATAGACGGCCATGCCGCCAGAAGGAGTTTCTCTATGCTTGAACAGCAGTACGACATCAGCGGGGCCATTGTGTTCTGGTCCCTGCAACCCACGCCCTATCAGGCGGTCAAGGACATTTTCGACCGGCTGGGGCTGAGTGGTTGCGTGCCAAACCCCAGGACGGACCAATCCGCCTTGGAACACAGCATCAAGGCCGTGTGCGGCACGAAGAACAAGGCGGTGATGAGCCGCAAGCGCCCCAAGCGGAACGGGGTGGAGTTGGTGGCGATCACGCGGAACGAACTCCGCAACGATTACATCACCAGCTTCGGTGCCAAGGTGGTGGAGGGCCGCGTCAAGACGGATTACGGCTACGCCGACGAGTACAGGCTGACGGAGGAGTACCTGGCGTCCAAGGCGCTGCTTACCACCACGGCCGTCGGTATGGCCCTTGCGGCTGCCGTGGCGAAGTACGACGGCATGAAGGGGTTTGCCAAGCCGGGCGTGTTTTACATCCCGGAACACCACCTCCAGGATTGGCAGCACCTTTGTAGCCTGATTGAAGGTGCCCAAGAGGGCAACGCCACTACGGCTATCCGGGCCGCGATGGATGAGGGTACGGCCCGTGCCATTCGTGACAACCTGAGCAAGGAAGTCCAGGAGCAGGCGGCCAAGCTGCTGGACGACGTGAGCAAGGGCACGCTGAACGATACCCAGTTGCACGTCCGGGCGGAGCAGGCCGCGGCGTTGGTGGACAGGGTGAACCTCTACTCATCCATCCTGGGTGAGGCTTTGGGAGGGCTGAAGAACGTGGCCCTGGTGGCTCAGAGTGCTGCCGGTGCGGCTGCCATGCAGGACTTCGCCCAGAGTGGTGTGGGCGTTTGCGTCTAGCGTAGGGTGAGGTGGTCCGTGACCTCACCGTGTCGGCTCGTAGCAGGCACGGTGAGGGGATGGTTCATCTTGCAAGGCGGCAATGCTGCCAGAGCGGACAGAGATTGTCCACCTCTTCGTTACGGAGTAATGCCCATGAA